CTTCAGGGGTTTTTAATTCATAACCACTAGCCTCTTCAGGGCGGCCTAATCTATTGTAAGCCGATGACCATTCATCCTCAGTTGTTGGGATTGTGATCGTATCTTTGCCAATCATTTTCTCAGCATTAACATATGAACCAGCTAATGATTCAATGTCTGAGAATTTAGTTAGAGATTCATTGCTTTGCATCTCTTCTGGTAATGATTGCATCCATTCTGGTGTTTCCATAATCTACTCCTAATGTGCCGTGTTTTCGTTGATGAGCGAGTTTAATATTATAGCTGGGAAATTCTCAGCTTTTACGTCCATATGATATAGAATAAACATAAGGACATCACGACGTCCAGACTTAAATGCCATCTCAATGGGGTCTTTGCTAATCGCAGGGGGCTCAAGCAAATGACCGAATTCCATAAGAGCATTTAAGACTCTACGTCCATGTTCGGAATTGAACGTTAAGTTCAAATCCATCTTCAATTGATCCGCAACTTTATGATCCACTACGCATCTCCTGAATTCTTGCGAGATTTACACCAGCTTCAGAGCCTGTCCGTAACATCTCGACATTTTGGGTTTGTTGCTGTTGTTCATTAGCAACTTGACGGGATTCTTCAACCGCTTCATTAGACTTAAGGAATGATGGTCGAAGACCAAACATTTCAGATATTCCCTTAAGAATCTCATCAGCATCAAAGCGATGAATTAATTCAGGAGTCATTGAAACAAATGGAGTCATAATTTCCATAACCCGCTGTAAGCTATTAGCTTCAAGCTGCTTCTGAGCTCGTGCAATTGGGCTTACATATTCAACACTATAATCTGCTTGCTTAACAGACTCTGGAGCTTCAGGGAACTTACCTTGAACTTCAAGAACCTCGAATACTCTACTAATCACTGTATCAAGAGCTTCTTCTTGCATACGTCCAAGAATAGGACCCATAAGTCTCATTCTCTCTTCAGTGCGTTGCATAACTTCAGTGGCTGTCATTTCAGGACCACGTGCTAACTGAAGTTGGTCAATAAAGAAGATAGCTCGAATACGATTGCGCAATTCTTCCATCATCTCAAGTGAGATAGGAATGTTCGCGTTAGTCATTAAAGGCTCAATACGGTCAGTATTACCTCGGCGGAAATAGTTTATTCCACCTGGTACTGTGCGGATAGGACCAAGGAACCCATCATCTGGAGCTTGAAGAGGAGGATCAACGATTTTCTGAGCTGCCTTAATCGTGGTCTTCATCATTTCATTCAGCATCTTAATATCTGGTAGGGCAGTGATTGCTGGTCCTCTACCATATACTTCGCCAGATGCCTTATAGAATCTAGGCACTGAATAAGGGAATTGGCTAAAACCTCCTTCACTAAGAACATGTTTAGTAGGTTTTTCTACATAGACTGAAACGAAAGGAAGAGTTTCATTTTTCTTAAATGGTTTTGTTCTTGGCTCGACAGCATGAAGTACCTGGATTAGCTGATCGACTTTACCTTCAGAAAAAAGCTTTTTAGTTTTGTCAGAAGCATTCTCACCAAATTTTTGAATGATTTGACGAACGGACATATTAATGGTACGGTACAGGGTATCAATTTTGCCATCTTTGTTCTCCGCAATATACGCCTCTGAGAGAGGGATTGACTTAAATAAGACCCCATCTTTATCACTCTGTTCGCCAGTAAATAGGATTCCAGTACCAAAAGAGGCAAACTCTAGATACATTTCATGGATGTGAGTTGAGAAAGCAGATTTTGAATTCTGTATCTCGTTACGCATAATCTTCTCAGCGCCTTTAAGCCAAAGAGAAGACTCACGTGAATCATTTAGTTTCTCATCTTCAAAGCGCAACGTGAACCACTCTGAAGCAGGGTTAGTGAGTGTTCCATGTAGCCCAGCGGCTAAAATCTCAGCAGCGTGAATCGCTGTAGAATCATAGACTTTTAATCCTTTCTTCGAACCTGAAGATTCCTCACCTGTAAAGGTAGGGTGATTAGGGAAAGTCAATTCAGCTGCTTCTTGCCAGTGACTTTCCCAAGTTCCTCTAGCTCCTGAGAGATCACCAAATCGCTGAATTATGTATTTGGAAACACTCATCTTTTATGACCCAAGCAGAGTCTTCTTAGCTACTGGAGCATCATCGGTTATACCTAACCCACCGGTTAGCATAGTACTTGACCGACCTTTGCGGGCAGACAGACGTTTCTTTTCTCGAGCTGAGGCCTCTTTAACCTCAGGATCAGTACGCTTAGGTGGTGGGGGTGGAGTGGAGTTGGGGCTGGGGAACTTGATCCAAAACACATAATTTAATCCTTTGTCATTAAGTAACCGGAATAGGAGTATCCCAGTCTGTTATAAAATTTAGCTGTTCTTTCGGGATTGATATTGGTTGTTACTCCAATCTGAATCCCTGAAAGATTTTGGTATCTAGCCCAACGCTCATACCCTTTAATTAAGCGTACTGCCATAGAACCATTGCGCTTTTCTGGGTGTACATATAGCAATAAGTCTGTAGCTATATCAGCTTTGCAAAATGGAGGACGAGTCCTCATCCCAAACATCATGCCGAGTATCTCATTATTTTCTTTAGCTATATTGCTATAGAAGTTGTCTGGTTCATTAATAACTCTATCAGCTATATCCGAACAGTAATCTTCGTCATATGGCCATTGAGAGTATCTAGACTCTTGGTGCATCAGAGAACCAAGAGAGATTACCGCTGGAATATCTGCATAATCCATTGTCTGATAGGTAATCATGCAGCTCTCGCGAGAGGGTCATAGTTGTGATCCTGAGCCTGATGCATTCTAGGAACCTCATCTTCAGCTCTTTTAAGCAATTCATATCCATGTCCTAATCCAGTACACAAGTATTGGAGAGCTTCAGCCACATGACTATACATATTCTTGTCTGGCTTTTCAGCGAATTTGTCTGAACCAGATACATTAATACGGCGATACTTGTAACCGCCGGCCATAGCTTTTCTGAGCATTCTGCATTTTGGGCTTATTACTAATTGGGGGCGACCAAGCAGAGTTAGAGTAGTCAACAATTTAGCTACTGATTCCCTGCGAATCGTAAAGTCATTTGTTGGCCCAGGTCGTAGGAAGACACCCTGAGCTTCTAATACAAAGAAAGGAGTCCGCTCATCAACTTGGCTTCTTTGTTCCCCTGCTGGGTCGCCATATCCTTCCATAGGGAGATTGTCATAATTGCTTATGATCAGTTCCTTAATGCGCCTACCGAAGCGGACAGCTCCCATGTCTTCAGTTACGATCTCGTCTATAATCTGTACTTGGCCGTCTGAAGCTATCTGTGCGATCACTGCTGCAGGAGTGAGGCCAAAGTCAACACCGATAATAACCTTATTAGTCTTCTCGGAGAGCCCTAAATCATGAACACAGTGGAGCTGATCGTTGTACTCTGCATATATAACCTTGCCGTCCTGTACGAAACCATACTTGCCATGAACATATACGTTGATCCACTCTTGGTCCTTACCAGAAGAAAGGCGCTTATAGTAGTGTTCAGGAAGATTCTCGACATTCTCGGCTTCAGGGCTGACTCCTGAGGGCTGGTGAAAATCCTTCCATCCTTCTGGCTGTTGCTCTTCAAACATACGGTACCACCAATGATCCGTGTCAGGTGGATTGGTATCGTTGATTACGCCGTACCAAGAAGCACCACCATACCTTTTAGATGGGTATCGACCTACACGGCCGATGAGCATGTCGAGAATCGGTTTTGGAATTTCTCTAGCTTCGTTAATCCATCCGCCAGTTAACTCTAAAGAGAGAAGCTTCTTTACATCATCCGGTCTGTCAAGTGCTCGGAACAGAATCTCTAAGTGCACGACACTCTCATCGCCAAGAGAAAATTCTATTGTGTGCTTCATATCAGCAGCACGCCATTTGCCTAGCCCCTTAGGGAACCAGTCAAACCAAGTTTGCATAGTTGTATCAACGAGCTCACGATAAGTGTTACGCACAATAACCCAACGAGAATAGCGGACTCCGTCAGTGTGAGTTCTTTGCTCGCAAGCTCGCTTAAAGATTTCTATACAACAGGAGACGGATTTACCTGACCCGATAGGTCCGATAAGCCCACGTACAAAGCTATCATCGCGGTGGAACTTGCCAGCCGTTGGTGATGCCATGTAATTTATATTCTCCATAATATCTATTATAACACTTCTTCGGCCGTGTGTACACAGTTTCGATGAAATAAATCTAATTTAGCCGAAACATTGTATGTGATCCTCTAAGTCCCCCCTAAAAATTTTAGGACTGAACAAGTCTGCCTGTGTCGGGGCCCTGGAGCCCTAAATTTTAGAAC